CAAGCGATAATTTCGTCGCTTCCATAATGCCCTAGCAGGGTTACTTTATTATTCATTAAATAAGTTTTAGAGAGTTGATGATGTTGTTTAATTGACGCGATTTTGCATCAATGGGAACATTGTGAATGTCAGTATTTCCATGGCGATTTTCAATCACAAAATAGAATACATCTGCCCCGATTTCTTTTGCCTTTTCATCGTAAAAGGCGAATTCTTGCTCTCGACTATTAGTATTTGCTACCACAACGGTATCAACTTGATCGTCTTGCAATGCCGCAACAAAAGCTTTACGACAATATTCGTGAGCCTCTGGAGTGCGTGATGCTTCAAATTGATACTTGCCTTCATCAGAAGTAAAGAAATCATCGGCGCAGCAGATTTTCACATTGCCGCCAAACAGTGTCGCAGCAGCGGATTTGCCAGATCCACTTACTCCGCGCAGGATAATTACATTTTTATTTTTCACTTGATATTTAGTTTTGCTTTGATTTCTTCAAGAGAGGTGAAGATGGTCTTGCCTCCAGTTTTTTCATAAACATGATCGACGCACGTATTGATGTATTGAGGATCATCTTTCCAAGTGCCATACCACGTTTTCTTTTTGATGCTTTTGGAATGAACATGTCCGTGAATGTTTGCTACTCGACCTCGCATTTCAAGCGGGTGAATAGGACAATGCGTTAGCCACATTCGCTTATATGACAACATGCCATAGATTTCATCAAACACTTCTGCTTGGAGTTTTGTTGAAACATAATCATCGTGATTTCCTTTGATTAGAATTTTGCGACCACGAAGATTTTTGAATACCGCCAAAGCTTCATCAGAGAACGCTGCATCGCCCATGACGTAAACGGTGTCATTTTTGCGAATAGTTTGTTGCCAATGATGACAAAAGATTGTCGTGTTGTCTTCCACAGATTTTACCCATGGTCGATATTTAGGGATGTTTTTGTGACCCAAGTGTGGGTCGCCTACGAAATATGCACTCATTTTGATTTACCTTGATCTACGAAATCGTAGAGTTTAAATGGGTTCGTGACATTGGCGAAATCGAACTCGCTATATTGAAAAACATAACCGCCGATTTTCTTTGCGCAATCTCTTGCCCATTGTTCTGCACCTTTTAATGCTCCATCATACGATTGATGGAAGTTATTTTTTTTGTCGAATACTCTGTATTTGCTATGTGCCATATTGTTATTTTGTTGTTTCTAGGATAATTAGAATGATTATTGCTGTTATTGTTTGAAAGTTATTCATAAGTTAATTTGAATGCAACTCGTCCAGTGTCGAAATTGTTGGTAACGTAACAGTCGATGAATATTTCGTTGCCGTGAATTTGCGTGGAGTTAATTTGCATTATGTATTGAACTTTGTCAAGAACTATTTTGTGTAATTTTTCGGGCATTGACTCAAATTGCTCACAAACAGGTTCGTCGCCAAGCTTCCATGGGAAGAGATGGTTCTGACCGATAATTGTTACTTTAGGCATTTTCATTGTTTTTTAAGTATTGTGTGTTTGATTCCGTCAACGATGTCTGTCATTTTAATCAAAGAAAGAAGATCTTTACGCCCTCTTCTTTGATAGCCAGTATAGAGTGGCATACGAACCTCTACGTTGAGTTGAGAAAGATCGCACAGCTTTTCACAGAGTCGCGCCAAAAGCTTTCTATCTACCAGCAGGAAATCGTGTTCACGCTCAAATGCAATGATGTTTGAAGCTCCATAGAGCCAACCCCTTTTTCCTTGCACGTTGGCAAACTCAATCCACACTACATCATCGTTGTATTTGTCATCTGCGCGTTTCACTTTCTTGCGCGATTTTACATCCACTGCTGTTCTTGGAAGCCTCGATCCTTCGACCCAATAGTCAATGTGACGAATCTCTTCTTGAAAAGAAGATTTCTCGCAAGATAAACCTGCTTTTCTAATAGAGCTTTCAAACGAGGACTCAGCTTTATCGCCGCTCTCGAATGCCTCGCCTGTTTTGTCGTATCTGTTTTTATAAGCCATCTCTGTTATATGATACCAAAATCTTGCCATTGTCAAGAGAAAATTTTACGTTTTTGTCTCTTTTTTTTATGTAATTTAAATAGGTTTTTAATTTGTAGTGTCGTCGAACTTCTCCAACGAATGGTTTATTGTGATCAAATTTATTCCAGTAAAACTCTCTAAATGCTCTAAAGTTTTTTACCAAATCAAATGGACCACTGAAAATAAATTGTATTTCTATGTGGGCTTCGCGCTGAGAGAGAGCAACAAAAAATGTGACTTTGTTATTGTGGCTACAGTAGAAAATATCACATTCTGTCAAAAGAAATTCGTAATATTTTTTAATTTGGATCATCTTGAGTGACTGGCTTTTAATGGAACAAAAGTCATAGGGCTTTGAGCGGATGCAATAATCTATCACTGCTGATGCAATCATTTGATTGTCGTTCTTTAACTGCTGAAAGTTCATTTTTTTAATTTATAATAGTGTAAATTAGAGTATGGCACAAGGACAAGATCGGATAGCAAGCAGTTTATTAGAGCTGCAACCCACAGCTATTATAGAGCTTTTTTTACTCTATTTCAATACTGTTGACAATCCAAATGCATTTATTGCATTTCATGGTGGATCTGTCTATAACAAAGGAGTTGTATGGCAGGGTGTTGAGTACTTGCCTATTCCTGTAGAAACTGACGGGTTTGAAGTCAATGCTAATGGTCAGTTGGCTCGACCAAAAATGCGCGTCTCAAATAAAGATTATTTTGCTACTGATCTATTGATTAACAATGATGATTTGCAATTTGCCAAAATCATTCGTAAACGAACTTTTGTAAAGTATTTGGACGATGTTAATTTTGATGGCGGAAATCCTTGGAGTCAAGCTGATGCATCAGCAGAACTTTCTAACGATACTTTTGTCATTGGTCAAAAGACAGCAGAAAACAAAGTATTTATTGAGCTAGAGTTGACTTCTCCACTAGACTTGGAAAATTTCGAAGTTAATAATCGTTTGATTATGTCTCGTTATTGTTCGTGGCATTATCGCGGCAATGGCTGCAATTATAATGGCATTCCCGTTGCTACTGAAGAAGGAGAAAAGCTCATTGTGGCGAATCCAGTTGATTGGTTTACTAATCAGGCTCAAAAAAAATGGTCAGAACAAGGAGCTTATGTTTCAGGCGATGCTGCATATATTGAAAATCAAAAGATTACCATTGCTAATCCAAAAGATTCATCGCAAACTGAATTCGCAAAAATTTGGTATGTATGCCAATCGGGACATGCTAGCTCTAGCTCTACAATACCAGATAAAAATCCATCTATTTGGAAAAGAGACGGTTGCAATAAAAAACTAGATGGATGCAAATTACGCTTTGGTAAAGGAGCGGTTGAATTTAATGAATTGATTGAACAAAGAACAGCGCATTTTGTTGATTTTACCTCGCGTAATAAAACACTGCGCTATAGCAACATCGCTCCTAATGCTGCCGTATCTGGATCTTCTTTTGTTCCAGGTTCGCCAGCAACTAATGCTGTAAATTTATTGACAGGAAAAAGTGATTGTTGGCAAGCAACTGGATCTAAACCAACTGGTGGAATATTAACTTTAGAATGGTCCAGCCCTAAAAATATAAATAGAATTGACATCTATGACAATACTAATCCTAAGACAAGTATTGATTTTGGAAATGCTTACATTCGACTATTTAATGAAAGCAATGTTGTAATTAGAAGTGGAATATTAAATGTGCCAACTAATGGAGCAAGAGCAACAACGGGTTTCGCTAACGAATCAGTTAAGAAAATTGTTATCTCTGGCAGTGGAGGGAAAGCTTCTCCTTCATTAAGTGAAGTGGCTGTATTTGAAACTAATCCTCCAAATTTGCTTTACTATGATCAAGAAACTGTTCCTTTGCATAGAAATAACTTCTTCCAAATCTCTACATGGATTGGATTGAGCGGTCGTGATTTATATCCGAATGAACTTTATTCGGTATTGCACAATATCAGCGGTGGCTGTCGATATAGCGGTATTAATTTATACCTTTCTGGGCAAAATCTTTTATTAGACTTTGCAACACGCACTACGGGCGCTCAACAAACAAATAGAACTTTAACTCTGCCATGGAAAAATGATGAATTGCGACCATTGCATTTGATATGTTCAGGTGGAAATGCAACTGGACTATCGCCTACTGTAACAACTGCTGGCTATATTGAATTGACTGATGGAATATCTGAAACAAGTCGCTTTACTTTATCTGGATCAGTAGGTGAATATTTTAAATTTAAAAATTCTGATTATCAAAATGGCATTGTAAGCAATCAATATCGCCTCAAGTTTGGATTAAATGATTGGCAGTTTCCAACTGGCAACGAATTTGTTCCAAGTCCTCTTGGAGCATCAAATCAAATTGTTAGCAATATGGAATTGGTAAGTCCAATTAAGTTTGGACCAACAGCATTCTGGACTGGTTCTAGCGGCATCAACGTAAGAATTGACGATCACAATCAATCGGTGTATAGAGACTATAGTGATTTTTCTGGAAAACAATCAAATACACAAAGCCTGATAGGATGGTGGGAAATGCAAATCAATGATTATACTACAGGAATTAGCGCACAAAATAATTCTAGCAAAAAACTAATCGTATCAGGCGATAATCCATCTGGTTTAAATACTAGCGTTACTGCTTCAGTACCACTTACACAAGTTATCAATGCTCAAAAACAAAACATAGAATTGCCATTTGGCGGATTCCCAGGAACAGAAAAGTATGGTTAAAGAAATACAAAGCAAATCAATCGCTAAAATACGCGATTTTATAGTTAATGCTTGCAACGGACAAGTAATGCAAGAAGTGTGTGGATTCATCGGATGGGATAGTCCCGAATATGTGGCTACAGTTGAAAAGAATGATGCCGCTGATCCTAAAAACTTTTTTGCAATTAATCCAGCATCGTATCTAATGTTTGCCAACAATAATGATATGTTGGCTATTTTCCATAGTCATATTATAGGAGATGAGAATCCATCTGAATTTGACATCAAAATGGCAGAGGCGTGTTGCGTTCCTTTTGTTATTTACTCTCTCAATACTAAAAAATTCCACATTTATGAGCCTAGCGAATGCGAATTGAATGTAAAAGCATTTGCAAGGTTGAAGGAAACATTAAAATGACACAAGTAACACTACATGGTATATTGGCAAAAGAGTTTAGAAAAACTTTTAGTTTAGCAATCAAACGCCCAAAAGAGGTTTTTGATGCCATTTCTTGCGCTCATGGTAATTTTCGCAATAGAATAGTGGAGTTGGCTAATCAAGGTATTCATTTTACTTTGCTTGTGGATGGCAAAAAGATGACAAGTATTGAAGAGTTGTCTATTGTGTCGGATAATCAAAAGATTGATATTGTTCCTTTGGTATGTGGTCATGGACCTCTTGCATTTGTTATTCCATTCATATTGAAAGCTGGAGCATTTATTGCACAAAATGCAATTCTCTCTCAATTAGCAGTAAGTGTGGTAATGATGGGTCTTCAAATGGCACTTGCCCCAAAACCAAAAATGGATAGACCTTCTGCGGATGTTAATTCTGCAAAACAGTCCTTCTTGTTTTCTTCTAAAGCGAACACTGCTGAACAAGGCATTCCTGTGCCTGTAGGTTATGGCAGACTTAGGGTTGGCTCTGCTGTTATACAATCAACGATTAAATCTTACCCACAAGCCTTTGAAAAAGAAAATTCTCTATTTTCAGATGGACAAGCTCTCAACAATGATAGAACCTCATAATGAAACACGTTAATAAAAAACTTTTAGTTAGAGGAGCTGGTAAGGGAGCGCCGAAGCCAAAACCTGCTATTCTAAATCCACCAAAACTAGGAGGATTCAAATCTATTTCTTCTTATAGTGTTGCAGAGATTATTGATTTAATTTCCGATGGACCCATTGACGGATTAGTAGATCAAAATGGAGCCTTATTAGAAGAAAGTATTTTTAAAGGTATTTATTTAGATAATACGCCTATACAAAACACTGAAAGCTTGAATCCTGCAAAAAGTTATGGTAGTTTGTCGATTGCTAATTTAACTAATGCGATTAGTAGCATCTACATTGAAAATGAAAAGTTCAAAACTATTGTTAAGCAACCTCTGTCAACTGAAGGAGTTTTTTTTGCAAAAACAAAATTGCTACGTGTTGAGTTGCTAGGTGTTGAGCGATTTGCCACAACGATTCCGTTGTATGAAAAAAGTTGGAATAACTTTCTAAATATAAGCGTTAAAAATCCACTGCCAGCGTATTGGGGTCTAGCAGATAATAAAATTGAAATTCATCACGCATCTCCAATTGTTCAAAAATCAGCGATTTTAAATTCTTTTCAAAATCATATTTTAAATGAGTCGAAAAACAATAAAGACTCTATTGTTCGCTCAATTGCCAAGGAAAATATCAAAACATTAGATAAGATAAAAAGTCTAATGAGTCAATCAAATTACGTTTCTAATAAGCGTATTCCTGGACTTGTTAATACTTGTTTTATTATCATTGACTTGGGTAATCAAAAAATAAATTTAAATGAACAAATTCAAAGCAGCCAAGATATAGATTTTTCAATTAAAGGTTTGTCTGATAAGTTCGATTATGTATATACATTAACCCAACCAGTCATTTCAAATAATCAATACACGGGAGACGTTAAGAGTATTGTTATTATTGCAGCTCCATTAAGAGAATTAAGAAATCCAAAAGATGCAAGCGGTAACTGGTATTACTTTTCCAAAAGCTTATTAAAAGCTTTAAATAAAAACGATGTTGAGTTGCGAGCGTTAGAAAAAACATCTCAAATATCTAATAGAACTAACGAATTATTTAATTTTTCTAATGTATCGTGTCAATTTAAAAATGGCGAAGAATTTCAAAACAGTCTAAGCGGTTTTGATAAAGTGATAAATGATTATGCTTATGAGGCAAAGTTGCTTGGACCGTTTGTTAAATCACAAGCAATACAAAGAATCGTTGTCAACAATAAAGACACTCAATTTAGGCTTGGCGCTGCTGGTTTAAATAGCAATAATTTAAGCGTATCTCAAACGGCTTTGATTGCTGGACAAGAAGGATCGAATGATCAAAGAGCTTATGGAAAAGCTCAAAACAATTACTCTGATTGGAATAATGACAATGAGAAAAAAGATTACAATTCTTTAGCTGTAACACATACTATTGAAAATCCTTTTGTCGATAAAGTATCACTTTCAATCATTGTCAATGCGCTATCAGACACAATACATATAGCTACTGAAGGCGTTAAAGATGTTGGCAAGTTAGAGGCTGGTTCAAAAATTCCCTCGATTGTAGCAATCAAAATTGAAACTGGAAAGATAACAAATGGAGAAAAGAAAGATGTTAAATCGTATTCTTATTCTATAGTTGGCTTGATTGAAGGCGCTTATATAATTGATTTTGGCGCAGATTATAGTGAAGCAGAGGATCTACTAAAAGACTCTGTTAAATTGATTAATGGGGAAAATTTAAATGACGCAAACTTAACTCGTCCATTTGATCTTCCAGCTCTTGATGATGGTGAAGATCCATCTACCACTAAACGATATATTAAAGTTGTTAAATTGTCTTGCGAAACAAACTCGACTCTTATCAATAAAGAAATCTCACTTGGTAAAGTAACTGAAATAATCGACCAAAGACTTTCTTATCCATTTTCAGCAATCGCTGGAATTAAATTAGACGCTAGAGCTTTCGGCTCTATTCCAGAGCGCAGTTATGACTGCAAATTAAAAAAAGTTAAAATACCATCGAATTATGAAATTATAGATTCTGACACTAGACTAGATATTCGATATGTCAAAAGCGCAAAAGAATATACTACTACACAGCAAATCTACCAAGGAGATTGGGATGGCTCTTTTACCGAGGGTTGGACGGACAATCCAGCGTGGATATTGTATGATCTACTAACGAGCAAGCGTTATGGCTTGGGAGCTTATATTGATGAATCACAAGTCAATAAATGGGAGCTTTATAAAATCGCTAGATTCTGCGATGCAGTAGATGATGAGGGTTACTTTATTGGCGTTAGCGATGGTGTTGGTGGATTAGAGCCGCGATTCTCTTGCAACATTCTTTTTAAAGAGCAAACAAAAGTGTATGATGCTATCAATGTAATTGCTAACTTGTTTCGCGGCATAGTTTTCTTCGGCGGTTCTGAAATTCACTTCCTCGATGATAGACCAAGAACTCCAATTGCTTTGTTTAATAATGTCAATACTAAAGACGGAACTTTTAATTACAGCAACATTCGCAGAGACTTGCAGTTTAATACTGTTGAGGTAGTATACTTGGATCGTTTTGATAACTATAAAACAAAAGTAGAATACATTCAAGACGAACAAGATATTCGTAAAAGAGGTGTTTTTAAAACAACAATCAATACATCTGGTGTCACATCGAGAGCTATGGCTCGCCGCATTGGTCAGCATATTATTTATCAAACCACGAAAGAAAATCAGAGCGTAGACTTTTCTGCTGGATTAGAAGCTCTTCTATGCAGACCTGGAGATTTGATTATTATTGAAGACGAAATGAAAACCCGTGCTACTAACTATGGCAGGGTGTTAGACGTAGACCTAGTGAATAAAACGCTTCGAATCGACAATCAATTTGATGCTACACAATATACTGGATTTATTACTCTTTATACTCCAACAGGTTATTCTACATCTTCCGAGTTAGAGCAATTAGCAGCAACTGGAAGACAAAGAGTTGAACAATTTTCTATTACAGGATTATTGACTCATTCTAGTTTGAGCGGTTTATATAAGTTTTCGGGTTATACTAATGGCTTTGCTAACTCTACAATTTATCCGTATCAATTTCCAGCATATACAGGAACTGGTTCGGCTGGTCAAAAATTATATTGTTACTATAATACGGGAGCTACTGGTTTTGTTTTCGCAACTGGATTGGCATTTCAAAACAACAATACATACGATAAGGTAATCACTAATACAGGTGTATTTTATGGCGCAGATATTTCTCCATCAGCAAAAGGAGATAGTGGCAATTACACTGGATTTGCTTATGACTCAGCAGCGCCAAATAAACGTGGTGCAACAAGCGGTCAAATATCGGGCGCTATAAACTGGGATGGCGATTTATATCCAGCTACAAATGGCATTTTAGATAGCGAAATCAACGCCTACAATATTTCACAGATCACAAAAATATCGCTAACTGGTTTCAATAATTCAGGTGTTGATTATGGAAGCATTATTTCTCTCAATCAAAACGATCCTAATGTTAGCTTCTTGCCAGCAGTAAAAGCTGGAAGTGTTTATAGAATTGAGCGAACAGCGGCATCTGATCAAATATACAAAATCATTTCAATCCGCGAAAATTCTCAAAACGAATATGGCGTTACAGCTTCTCGTTACGATACAGGAAAATTTGATACAATTGAAAAAGCAATAACTCAAGATTTCTTAGAAAATACTTACTATACGGGAGTAATTGTTGTTGGCGATACTCAGATTAAACAGTTGTCCACGCCCAATATCGCAACATTCTCAGGATTCGATCAGACATCAAGCGATTTCAAACTTACGGGACGATGGGCATCTGTGGCAAGCGCAACAGGTTATAGCGTTTCAATTGATAACTCTTTGGCTGGTTATTTTGAATCAATAATCACTAATCAAACTGGTGTGCAATTCACTGGATTGACTAACATCGGAAATTGGACGCTATCTGTTGCAGCGTTGGCAGAATCCCCGAATATCAATTCATCTGCCGCGACTACAGGAACATTTGTCGCTTACGCAGGAACTAATACTACAAGCATCACTAAACCAGCCATTGTCGGCTTTTCTTTACAATAATTTATGTTTTCATATCAAAATAAGGTCGTTGGGGTTAAAATAACAGGTCAGGCAGGTTCTGATTTATTTGATATTTTAATTAACAGTGGATATGTAGGATCGACTACTGGCTCTAGTCAAGGCGATGGAGCTTATCTTGTTGGTTCTGCTGATTCTTCGTTAAAATTGAGCAGCGTTAGACCTATACTAAGTGGTGGATGCCCAATTGCAATAAATTGGTCTTTTGATGATGACTGTAGTCAATCAACAGGCTACTCTCTCCTTCAACAAAATCCAATAGGAAACTTTTATTATGATTTGCAAGCAGCAATTTATAACTTTTCTCTTGTTAAAAGTGGCGCAAATCCATGGGTTTTAAAAATAGGAGAAACTACCGAAGTCACAAGTACGCTGTATAATTCTGGTAGTCCTTATGGATCATATACTGATTATGAAGGTGATTATTCGTTATCTATTTATCAAGATTATTCCACTTCCGAAGAGTCTTATTATTTTAGCGAATTGATTCTAAACGAGGGTTCAAATCAACTATGCTTCATAAATAACCAAAACAACGGGATTGCGAATAAGCTATATTATGAAATCGGTTTATATGAATTAAGTGGTTCATATTTAGTTAATCCTTCTATTGTCGGAAGTGGCGAAATAAATCCAACAACTGGTGCTGATCAATGCATATCTTTCGATTTAGCATATCCAACTCCAGGAGGTTCTATCAATTTGTTTCAATTTGATCCGACATTTAGTGTTGATACTGGCAACTTAAACCAAATATTTACTGGCAGCGGAGTTCATTTACAAAAAGATGCAACATTCTTTTTTGATATTTTAGATCAACAACTTAATACCGTATCTTCTGATCAACAGTTTTTAGACAATCCGTTAATTGGTGGGTGTGTGTTTGATATTTTAAACATAGATGGAACAACTGCCGCCGCAAATTTCTTCACAGGAAAGTATTCACGCTCTGTAACTGTTTCAGCGCTAGATAATGAAAACATTTTCGGCACTTATAAAAAAGATTTCGGCATAAGATGTAGATTGCCCAATTCATTTGATGGATCAATTTTCACAGGTGTATTCTTGGCGTATGGTAATGTTCCTAATATTTTGGACATTGTGCCAAACTATTCTGAATTTAGTGGAGCATCACAAGCAACAGAATCGCTTAACATCTCGATTGTATTGCAGAACGACTTGCGATTTACACAAATGGATCGCTATGATGTTTATGCTTCGACTGGAGCTGGCTCTGCCGTAAACGAATTGACATATCTTAATCCTACAGCTCAAGAGGGTTACTTATTCTCGCAGAGTGTTGCTAACGTATCTAACGCTTACGCTTTAACAATTAACAAGGGAGCATTGACAGAAAACACTCCATACTACTTTACAGTTGTTCCATACGGAGCTTTAGGGTCTGGCAAGTCTTTTGTTTTCGGACCAACCACATTCGTAACTAAACAAACAAATGTAGTGCTATCAAGCGCCGATGTAAATGCCGTTAATATTTACGATGGAACTGGATTCAATCAAACAATATACCAAACAGGTAAACTTTGCTATGGAAGAGGTGTCATTCATGAATTTGATTCTGGAGTTTTTACCAGCGTAAAATACTTAGTAGAAATTAAAGACACAGGAAATATCAGAAGACTTTCTGAATTGAAAGGAGTAATCAATACCACTGGTCTTGCTTTAATACAAGAACCCGTAAACGATACATCATCGACATATCAACTTACGGGTCTTGCGGGAGGACTGTGTGGTTTGTATGTGAGCGGAAGTAACTATACTGGCGCGACTTACAAATTACAGGGAACGATGTTTTAATTGCTTGCCATTGCTTCTAATCCAGCCAAGAAGTCTGCTTTCGCATGTTCTGGCAAACGAGCGTAAAACTTCTTTGCTCGACGGTATGCGCGTTTTGACATTGCATTTTCAGGTTGGAGGATTTGTCTCAGTTTTTTTGCTTTTTTATTGTTCATAGTTTGCTAATATATGTTTCGGTATCTTTAAGGAAGCCCATTTTATGGTAGAATGATTTTACTTTTTGGTGATAAGGATTGTTGACTGCCGTAGACATGGTGATGTATTTGCACCCCATTTGTCGAGCAGTCTCAGTTGCTGTTTTAAACAGTTTATAACCAGCTTTTGGATTCTTAGATAGCCACAAAAATTCGTGAATTATTTCTTCATTGAATTTTGGGCATCGAACTTTCTCAAAAGCGATCATTGCGTCAAATTTATCGCCTTGTAAATTTCCCCACACTAATAAATCCCACGCCAAAATAGATGGATGAGAGAAGTTAGCCTTGATAGTCTCTGGGCTGTGAGCTACCAAGGCGTGACCTTCATACAAATCATGTTGTTTAAAAAGCTCATACATATCGTCAATAAGCTTTTCAAATTCTACAGGATTTGTAATACGCTTAATCATTGATTTTCTTAATCAAGACACGCGCTGTCTTGGCTGGAATATCAGTGAAGCCGCTCCAGTTTTTAGCATCTGCCAAAAGATCAAGAGTAGTTGTGTCATTCGCTTCTGTAGCGTTAGTCCACATATTGCGGAGATACACTTTGAAGTCTTCGAACGAGAAGATTTTAAGCTTGTCGTTTACATTCTTTTCCAAAGCTCCCTGTGGCGTGATAGGAATAACGCTGGATTGCACAAGGTCAGAAATATCAACCGCTTTGTTTTTAGACTTGTCGATTTCATCAGCCCCGACAATATGAATATTGAGGAAGTTGCGAACGCAACGAACGAATGCACGATTACACGCGATGGTTTCTAGGAACTTCAAGCAGAAGTTGTCAGTATTTGCTTCTGTGGCATTTGCAACATCTTCAAAAACAACTTCTTCATTGCTTGTTTCAAAATTACCAATCCATTCGATACAGCACAGTGCTGTAACATAATTTGGCGCTTCATGTCTGATGTTATAACGAACACTCTTAAAGCCTCGTAAGCGAGCCAACTCTTTGATGCCGCCAAGCATAATAAGCAATTGCTTATCGTCCAAGCCTTCAATAGATGTCGGAACGGATTGTTTCCGAATCTCAAAGTAATCTTTATTTGGGTAAAGAAACTGTGGATCAATCATAGCTCGCCAATCGACGAAGCCGTCTGGGGTGAACTTGTATTCTTTGTTTTCGATGAGTCCATCGGGACCTCTTGTTATTTTATTTTGTGTCATAGAGATAGAAATGGTTTAATTCGCTAAGAAGCAACTCATTATCTTCTATGACGAGGTTCTTGTCAAGAATATTTTTGTCTTTTTTCCAATGATAGGTGCTGGGGTATTTTTTGCCGCGAGAAATGATCGTTTTATTGGAGTGAAAAAATGACTGGTTAAAAGTGATTTTTTTATCTTTTAAAATAGACTTATCAGCAGTGGCATAAACTTGCACGTTGGAATTGAAATACTTATTACGAATCGTTGGAAGAATCGACACATCTTTAACCAAAAGATTGATGGTAATTCCTAGACCGCTAATATAGTTGAGGTAATCATCAGAAATAACACTTTCCTCATTTACTAGAAAAGTAATATTCTTTAATTTGCCGCGAAGTTTCTGGATGAATTGATGGGGGATCATCTTCTCTGTAAAGAATGAGAACGATTGCAGATACTCGCACCACGTTTCTACATACGAAAAAGAGTCAAGATAATCGAGTCTCATGAACCAGTGTTTCTCTGGCATTCCTGGCATTTGCGCAAAAAAGTCTGGAACCAACTCGAAAACAGAATGATGGTAAAAATCACCAAGGAAACGAGTTTTGAGCGGAATAGATTTTTCGGGCGTAAATTTTTTAATAATCGCATTTGCTATATCTTCTGGTAAAATTTTGTTGATTGAATCTTGTTGATCTACAGCGTTGAAGCTAGGCTTGACAGCCCAAGGCGCTTCGATGTTTGTTTTGTTTGAACTCCAGTAGCCATCAGAACAGGCGGCGTAAGAATCGCCAAATAATGTGACAATAGGAATATCATTGGCGCTAGCATAATGCATAAGAGCGTCATTGCCACCGATATGCACTAAACTATTCTTTACGATATATGCCTGTTTTTTGAAATCAAGATCAAAGATCATTTCATCTACTGACGATAGTTTCTGTGATTTTGAAGAACCGATTTGAATAATCTTAATCGACTGCTTGCTCAAAAACGAACGCACAGTATCAAACACAATATCAAAATACTTATACTGCTTCGACTGAACTTGTGGCTCTACCGATACGGTAATATATTTTTCTGGAATGACTGGAAAGAAATGTTCCGCCAAAACAGGCTTGCCAATTTTCACGCCAAGATTTTTGGCATATTCTTCTATTAGGTGACTCATTGTAAATCGAATTGAATTTTATCTTTGCCGTTGTGAATGTAGCAGATGTTCTTTTGGGTAGTTGTTGTTGGCATAAATGCTAGGTCGAAATAACCTTTATGAGCGCCAGCTCCCTCTAAAATAAATGAATTCTCCAACATTTCAGAATATAAAATACATTTGTGAACAAAACGGTTATCCTCAATCAGCGGGAAATACTCTTGCCGTGTGGCGAAGTAGATGTTGTGCTGTGGATATTGCTTATGCAAGTTTTCCATAAGACCGTTCAGCAAAAGAATATCAGATTCTGTTCCTTGCGCTAGAACGCAAATACGTCTGCCTTCGTCATCTTTATCAAGAACGCTTTCAAATTCTACAGGCTTTTGTTGTTGCTGCAAGCAGACATTGCGAAAATGATTGTGCATTTGTTCGCGATTGATTTCTTGCTGTAGTTTGTTTTTCCATATTTTGAACGAAGTGTGATTTTCGTCAACTGATTCGCCAAGCATTTCCTTATGCAAAGAGATGATAAAGTCTTTTTCATCTGCTTCAAAATTAGGCTTGTGATCAGCATTGAATCGAGAGGGAGGATTGTCAAAGTCGTAATCAACTTCTGGCATAGAATCAATGAGAGATTCAAGCTCTTCACCAATCGCTTCAATAGAACAATAGTCCACTACAAATTGACGAGCTTTAATACCAATCGCTGCACGTTCAATCGAGGGCATATTATAAACAGTGAGTAACTGTTCGGCAATATGATCGGGATCGGTAGATGCTTTGATGAATTGAGTTCCAGGCTCTCTATACTCTGCCCAATTAAGAGGCAAGCCGCCGCTTTCTTCTGTGCAATACTCTTCGCCGCAAGAATAGTTTGTGACGAGTGTGATAAGCTCTGTGAGTTTTGCTTCTTGAATTGGAATCTCTTGACCGCCACTTGTAAATGGATGGCAGTATACGTCCATAAGGTTGTAGATTTCATTCAGTTGAGCTTCACTTACTCCTTGGTTAATGTTTGTAGTGCTTACCGTTCTTTTACCACCACATGCTGGGCAGTCGCGATCTTGCCCCATAAATGGCGCAATGAAATAGCTCTTACATTGTTGGCAGAAATAAGTGGTGAGAATGTCTTTGTTGTCAATGCCCTTTTCTTGCAAGAGAGTTGGAATGTCCCATCCCTCTGACCAGTGAGTGTGCAACAAGAGTTTAGCATGAGGAACTTGTTGTTTAAACTTTTTAAAACCTTCCAGCAAATTAGGAACGCTTTTTCTAAGCTGATTTCTAAACACAAAGCCCACAATATATTCATTAGACAAATTAAACTTCTGACGCAATGCAGCGCGTCTATGATCATCCATTCTATAGAATTGATTTACGTCTAAGCTTCCTCTGAGAGTTTTAATATGATTATAACCCATTCGTTGGAATGCTTTTTCCGCGAAAGAAGACCATACATAGTAATGTTTGATTTTGGGCGCAGCATCAATAGCTGATTGTAGAATTGGTAAGCTGTCAAGCGTAGTCCAAATCATGGAGTTCACTTTATTCCACCAAGGCTTTTCGTAGAAGCCGTCGAATGCCCAAATGTCCTCGATGCCAATATAAACATCAGGACGCACAGTATTGATAACATCATCAATACCAAAAGCACCATACGCAGCTTGACGTTGCTTGTGTTGGTCTTGATTGATTTCTGCCATCTTTTGAACATCTGGCAAAGAGCCATAAGTAGTCCATGGAGTGCTATCAGTTTCGGGGCAGCGTCTCATCAAGCCATTAGCAAGCTCAAAGATTTCATACTTGCCTGTATTAAACAGATAGCGCAAGATATTCTTTTTGTGCTTACCAAAGCCTGTGAAAGCTTTGCAGAAATTACTATGTATGAGAACTTTCTTTTTAGTCATCGGAGCGGTTTTGCATTTGAGCGTTTGAGCGA